GGCGCCTAACCTATAAAAGGGTTTTCCTCTTTCTCCATTCTTCTTTTGTCCATAGCAAAGACCAAGATTTACATACTTGACCTCCACATAAGGATTCGGTTCAGATTGGCCAGAAGAATTTTCCCAATTCTCTTTTGATTCTTCATAAGAATATTGACAGGAATTTATTGTTAAAAATTCACTAGATTGGAAAGTCTTTCCAACAGAGGACTCTAAACCACCAAAGGCAGTCACATCCTTCCATATTTGAAAAGTCTTATTTTTCCGTCCTGGAAACACACAATCGTCACCATTAATTAGTAGACGAGCAGTTTTATAACCCTCTATATCCCGATCGACAAGTTTAAAATTGTCAAATTCAGAAATTTCAAGAGCATATCTGCAAAGTGCCCCATTCGCCAAACAAAGAAATATGAATGAAATCACACTTCCCATCAATTGTCCTTCCCTTTGCTCTCTAAAGAGATCGGGTTCATCAAATGTCAACAGACCATGTCTGTACATATCATTGTAGATAGGATTCATCAAAAGATGACCGGTTAAAGCCCTTTTCATCAGGGTTCTGTAATTTTCAATATTATTGTAAAATTCATCTTTTTCTTTACCGTTCTCAAAAGAATCCAACCAAACTTCAAAAAGAGCATCTAAAAGACATTCAGACACCCAGCTATGAAGATTATCTGTACTAGCCTTATAATCACCACTAATATAGCATTCTCCTTCCCCAAGGGAACCGAGTTGTTTATATACTATATCAGCCGTAACTGGCTTTCCAATAAGTTGAAAGCAACTTTCATCTTTCAAATTTCTCCATAACCATTTTTGCATTGGTTTCAAAACCGAGTAAGTTAAAGGCGGCCCTGCCGTTATACACCTAACCTTCAAAGGTTCAGGTAACCCAATAACAATCGTTCTCGGTTGCTCTACAAGAGCTTCATCCATTAACTTAGGATAAATGACATTTTTCCAAAGATTGCATAACTCTTCCCCATTGAAGTGAAGACCAATCGTTTCCTTAACCATGATGTTCTCAAAATCATGATCAATTCTTTCTTGATCCTCAATACCAGCTTGCCCATACAATTCAGTAAGTTCTTCTTTAAGTTGAACAGGCCCCAATGATTTACTAACAAATGTAACCTTATTCTCATAAGATTTACTAATCGCTTCATTGGATTTAAAAGCTCCAATTGCTCCCAAACCATTTCTTGAGAAATTGTATTGAGAACTACTAGAAGGAACAAAAGGCTTGGTAAGTTCATCCCAAGTCGGTGTCTTCTTAGCAAAGATTTCCCTTACGGTACGTCTTAATTGGAAACAGATGGTCTCTCTGTTTATTGGGTAGTTATAATTCCCATAGTCGAAATCTCCATCGACAATACAGAAATCAGGGATATCGTCCCTTTTAGTTGTAAGATGTTCAAATGTTTTACATTCAGCTTCAAACACCATGTCCTTTGACACCGGTGGAGCACCTTTCTTACACTGTGCAATACTTTGCGCAAAGCTAACCAGCTTTTTCCTTTCCATGTTCCTTACAAACCTCTTCCCTCTACCGTAACTTATTGTAGCAGGGTTCAGTAATTCAGGATACTCCTCGATAAATTTAGGAGCGGGAGGAATCTCCTCCCCCATGA